CCCAACTGCTGTAGTTGTGGAAACCACAATCAGCAATTGGGTATTGCCGCTCAAGTCGGTCACTCCAGTTCCTCCAAACGTACTTGTTGGTGGGACCGGTGGCCTCCGAGATAGCGCCAGGGCCGTGTCTGTGCTTCCACTCATCCGGCCTGTAACGGCCGAGGGTGGAAGCGAGGATACCTGAAACGGTGTCCAGGTTCCCCAGGAACTTGACTAGGTCAGGGTCGCGGTACCCAAACGAGGTGAAACTCGTAGAAGGTACATGACTAAGCGACTCTGGCCCCTCGGACCAGAACCCGGAGGGTCCTGGTAACGAGACGTCAAGCTCAACGAATTCATTGATCTCGCGATCTTTGGATCGTTGAGAGCACTCGATCTCGGTCTTCTTAGCGAAGCAGAGGATCTGCCTCAAGAAGAAGATAGCCTCGATCGAGGGCTTATCCAACAGACTTCCGTCCTCTTCGAAAACGAGTAGGTAGAGTCCCCGGAGAAACACCGGGATCACTACCCGATCAGAGACGGCCCTTGTACAGGGAAGTCCTGATCGTTTGTACTCGCCGGCTGCCAAGCACTTGTCAAGGTGCTTGCCAGCAGCAGGCAGGTCGGCCACGTAGAAGTGGATTCCCCGACTGTCGGAGAGGCTACGGAGGCGTAGGAGATCTCTCTCGAACTCCTCACGTAGGGTTAGGAATGCATAGCAAGCGTCCCTCACAAGACGCTCAGCGATGCAGCTCAGCTCTTTAACGTACCGGTTAGACATAGGTATTTCTCCAAATGTCGTACGCGATGCGTTAGAGACCCTTACGTCCGGGAGGGAGGACCCCCCAGACCAGGCGAACCTGTCAGCACACACGGTCATCACAAGTGGAAGTCTAGGACTGCCACTGGTTGATGGCTGCGGCGTTGGCATACGAGTTGGCGGACAGCCAGCCAGTAGCACAAGCCCACATTGCATTGTTCATCTTCGAGGCGGGCGCCTCGATGACGGCATAGCATTTGCGTGTGAACTCAGGGACCGTGCCGGTGGCAAAGGTCGTCTCGGTGAACTCGACGTTGTGACGTTCGAGCCCGAGAGGATTCTTTGACGAGACGGCGATCTTCGAGTGGCGAACCCGAATGCGATATTCGGTGTCGGTCTCGCGAAGATAGTACTCCGAAGAGTACTGGTCCTGATTGACGCGCACGAGGGTTTTAGAACCCAACGTGAACGTCGCTGATTGGGGATCTGTAAGCATCTAGAGCTCCTGTGTCCTTAACGGACTCTGCGTGGTATAAACCCGGGCCGCCCGGCCCGAAACCACTTCAGAGCCAACAAGGACGCCAGGATCGACCATTTCCCGCTGTCAAACAGCGGGAGGTAGGAGGGAACGAAAGGAAGAACTGGCACGGAAGGCCAGCGTTCCTTACGTTCGTGGACTTCAGAAAACTCGCCGGAAAGCGAGAAATACTGAGTCCACGGACCATCGTGTATATGGAACTCCGACTTCACAGCCGTAGTCCTCATAATACAGATGTTACCCCAGGTCATCGGTATGGCATTGTTGGTCGCGGAGATGATAGTTCCGATACCAGCAAACCAATCGACAAACCAGCTCCATGGTGTGAGTTCCCACAGAGTAGCCAGCGCAGCTTGACTGTTTATGCCTAACGACGTCCTTAGACGGAAGTCGTGCCCGTTAGGGCCGAGAGGCACAGAAAAGTCTGGTGAAGCTGTCCACTTCACCGAGCCCCACAGTTTGTGAATCCTGTGAGGCGTGCGCGTCGCGGTAATCAGCGAACCCGTGCTTCCAGAGTCAATGACGATGTCAGAAGACTCTGGCGGGAACAGCGGATAACCGGGACTAAGGGTGGTCCTCTTACGGAGGTACTTTTGCTGGGAAAGAAGTGATAGATCTACCTCGAGCCTGCGAAGGCTCTCGGAAAGATCGTACAACTTGCCCAGGTCACTAAGGAGAGGCCGGACGGCCCAACGCCATGACAGGTGGCCCTTGGCCACTAGGCGTAGGATATTTCCGCCCCAGTCTCTCACTAGTGACGGGATGTCCTTAAGTTCACCAACAAACGTCGGAACCGAGACGATCGGAACCGAGATGTTGGTTTTACCTAAGGTCTCCCAGGAGTAGTTGCTGCGCTCGAGGACATCGAGCTCAGGAAACACCGTCCTGGGATCGACCGGGGTGGGCTCGTAGTCAATGGGCCAGTTCGTGAGTTTCCTCACGAGCTGGGAGCCAGACCACTGCTCACCAGTGAGCCGAGGTCGTGCAACCGTAATTGAGTCAATCTGCAGGGGGTTCGCCCCATGCGGATTGCCGATTACGTCGTCGCAGGCCTTGGACTCACCTTCTGCGACAATGCGGATGGTCGTGTTGGGACTGGCTAGGTAGTAGAACTTACTACCCGAGTCAGTAACCCGACGATCCAATTCGCGATGTCTAGCATAAGCCAAGTCGAATCTCCAAAGTACATCCACCTCCTAGGGGAGTGCGAAAGCACGACGAGAGATCTCGTGCAGGCCGACGACGAG